ATTGACAGCCTAACAAAATTAACATACAAGGAAGGCACTACACAGATTGACAAGAATGGATATGAGCACCAAGCAGATGCGGTAGGCTATTTGGTTGACTATCTATTCCCAGTCAAGACACAGTATCCAGAGGTTGAAGGACCTCTTACATGGGGTGTTGGTGTGAGGAGATATAACTAATGCAATCAAATAACAGCAGAGATCTAAGACAGAAATTACTTACCACCCATAAGCAATACAGCAATTACATTGATCGTTGGAAGTTTTTGATTGATGCCTATCAGGGTGGCAAGGATTTCAGAGATGGCAAGTATCTTACCGCATACCTAATGGAATCGCAGGAGCAGTATGAAACTAGATTGGATGACACGCCATATGATAATCATACCAAGGCAATCACGGCAATCTACAATTCATTCCTATTCAGGCAACCACCAGAAAGAGAATTTGGCAATATAGAGAATGATCCGGGGCTGGATGCCTTCATGGAGGATGCGGATCTTGATGGTAGGACATTCGAGGCAGTGATGCGTGATGTCAGCACCTATGCCACGGTGTATGGGCATGTATGGTGCGTGATTGACAAGCCGCCAACCAATGCCTACACTAGAGCAGAAGAATTGGAACAGGGCATACGCCCTTACATTTCAATCATAACTCCAGAAAATGTATTGGACTGGCGTTATGAGAGAAGCATGAGTGGTTATTACACACTAACCTATCTAAAAGTTTATGAAGGACAAACATCCGGGAGTGAATCGTTCAGGGTTTATACACCTGATACCGTCAGTGTCTATACCATGCACAAGGACGAGGCGCATATTGAATATGAACTGCCTAATCCATTGGGCAGGGTTCCTGCGGTATGCGTGTATGGACAGAGAGGACCCATCAAGGGCGTAGGCATATCTGACATTGGTGATGTTGCGGACATGAGCCGTGGAATCTACCAGGAACTGAGTGAAATACAGCAATTGGGCAGACTAACCAATCATCCTTCATTGGTTAAGACTGCTTCAACGCAGGCATCAGCAGGTGCGGGTGCAATCATACAGATGCCGGAGGATCTGCAATCTGAATTAAAACCTTACCTACTGCAACCAGATGGTGGAAGCATGGAAGGATTCCTTAATTCAATAAAATCTAAGGTAGAAGCAATTGACAGGATGGCACACATGGGAGGCATCCGTTCAATTGAAACACGCAGATTATCAGGCGTTGCACTGGCAACAGAATTCCAATTGTTAAATGCACGATTGGCTGAGAAGGCGGACAATCTAGAAATTGCTGAGGAACAGATTTGGAGACTGTACGCACTGTGGCAGGGCACAGTATGGAACGGCAAGGTGAAATATCCTGATTCCTTCAACATCCAGGACAAGTACAATGATATGAACATGCTGAAACTTGCCAAGGAAGCACAACCTGAAAGCAAGGTTGTGAACAGGGTGATTGAGGAAAGGATGCTGGAAATATTGGTTGATGAGGATGAATATGAGGAATATTATCAGCAGATGGAACAGTTTGAACCCCACATAATGTATGGTCCAAATGGTGAAGTTGAATTGGCAAGAACCGAGCAGGAACATTTGGATCTTGCGGCAAGGGGCTACACACACGACAAACCAAATGGAGAGGATGATGCCGAGGAAATTGGTACCAGTGGATCTGAATGATCCTAGGGAGTATGTGGAACCACCGGTTGAGGAACTGATAAAGGAATTTTATTACAAAATCAGTCCCACTAACAGCCATGACAGAATTCTTGAACTTTTCAAAACCTATTTTAGGGAGAATGAAAAGTTCATGCACAAATACAACATGGAAGCAGGCAAGAGAACGAGAAAGGCACTATTGGAACTGCACCACCTATGCAGGCAAAGGCGCAAGGAAATACTTTCAGAATACCAAGGCGGTAAGAGGGAATTATAATGCCAGTTAGAAAAGTAAAAGGCGGTTATAGATGGGGCAGTACAGGCAAAATCTATAAGACAAAAAAACAAGCAGAACGCCAGGGCAGGGCAATCCGTGCCAGTGGCTATAAATCAAAGGGGCAATAACAATGGCTATGAAAAAAAAGAAAAAAGCAAAGGGCCGTGGAAAACCAAAACCTAGAGGCAAATAAGTGGAGTAAATACTTCGCATCCATAAGGGGGGTGTGTCCTTGGAGTAACAGTGCTCACAAGAAAGGTGAAATAGACTTTCATTCCTATAACAGGGATTATACCCCTCTACCATTGGATGCGTTTCAGGCACGAATAGTTCTATGTCCAGGAAAGAAAATCCGTTGGTTAAAGAAAAGAGCATCATACTTCATGGAACTTGATCCCAAAAATGAATGGCTGTATTCACATCCAAAATTTCCAAGGGGCACACACATACCCTGCCTAATACAGCAGGATCTTGCCCGTTTAGAATCACTTAGAACGCAATTTAACCAATAAGTGATAAATACTTTCGACAAACTGTTAGACAGGGGGAATACTCCACCCATCATAAATTATTCAAAGGAGGCTTTTTATGAATGAAGAACAGGTAACTGATACACCTGCTGTAGAAGACAAACAGGACTTCACTGCAGAAACACAGGAAACGAAGACTTTTACCCAAGAGGACCTCGACTCAATTGTTAAGGATAGGTTGGCTCGTGAGAGATCAAAAATTCTTAAGAAATACGAGGGCGTGGATGTTGAAAAATACAATCAACTAATCACGGAAAAGGAACAGAAGGAACAGGAAGAACAAGCCAAGAGAGGTGAGTTTGAAAAGATCCTTAAGTCCACCGTTGAAAAGAAGGATAGTGTTATTTCACAACTACAACAGGAACTGCAGAACATCAAGGTTGATGGTAATCTGCTCAATGCGGCTTCAAGCCGTAAGGCAGTGAATCCACAACAGGTTGTTAGGCTGTTGAAGGACCAAATTCGTTTGTCAGAAACGGGTGAGGTTGAAGTGCTGGACGACAGTGGATCCCCAAGATACACTGAAGCAGGAAAGGCAATGGGTGTAGATGAATTGGTTGAGGAATTCTTAACCACCAATCCACACTTTCGCATAGCCAATCCAGGAGGCACGGGATCAACAGGCAATGTTGCAGATAGCAAGGGAACACCGGGTAAGTTTGATGTTAAAAACTTGAATATGAACAATCCTAAGGATCGTGAATTATACAAGGAACACATGAAGTCCAAAGGCATTAGAATCTAAATAGGTTCTAATAACATTTATAAGGAGCCCTATCATGGCAAATGAAACAACATCAACAACCCTAACGGGTCTGTTTAGTGACATCCAGCAGGCTGCGATGTTCACAATGCAAGAGAGAGGATTCATGCGTCCACTCGTGCAAAACTTCAACCTAGTTGGACAACCAGGCAAGCAAGCCAAGGTTGGTATCTACCCTACACTTTCTACAAGTTCAGCACTTGTTTCAGGTGAAGGTACAGATGCTACCAACAATGCAATCACGGCAATCGAAAAAACTTTCGACACTGATGAGGTTGCATGTTTAGTAACACTAACTGACACAGCAAGAGATTCTGCGGATGACAACACTGCGGCATCAATCGGTCGTGTTATTGGTGAAACTATGGCAAGAAAAGTTGACGAGGACATCGCCGCACTTTTCTCTGGTTTCTCAGGAACAGTAGGTGGATCAGGCACAGAATTAACTGCGGACCTAATCTTCCAAGCAGTGGCTACACTTCGTGGTAACTCAGTAATGGGACCATATGTTGGTGTATTCCACCCAGCACAAATGTACAACCTTAAGAAGCAATTAACTAATGCAGGTGCTTCAGCAATCAACCACAATTTAAGTGATGTTGGTAATGCGGCATTGGCAGAAGGCTTCATCGGCAGAATCGCAGGCGTGGACCTATACGAATCAGCAGTAATATCTGGTGACTCTACAGGTGCTTATGTTGGCGCAATCATGACTCCGATGGCAATTGCTTACGCACTTAAAAAAGATATTTCTTTAGAAACTCAAAGAGATGCTTCTTTAAGAGCAACTGAAATCGTAGGTTCTATGACCTATGCAGTAGGTGAATTGATGGGTGGATCTGGAACTCCAGAACACGGCATCCAAGTCTTAACAGACGCAATTACATCTAACTAATCCTTTAGGGATGATTGGAGGGGGGATTCAATATTGGATCCCCTTTCCCTTAAATACAGTGTCTTCCGAGACTGTCACGGTTTTGAGGGCAGGAAGCCACTGGTAGATCCAGTGGTTTCCACATAATATGATAAATAATAGTGATTGGGAAGGACCCAACAATTATTAGACCCTGATGAAGGACATATAGGAGAAGCCAATGGCTTTTGCAACCATAAGTGATGTGAGGGAATACGAACCCAACATCGATGAATACGGCATTCAAAATTTTGACGCACAATTAATCAAGGCTCAGGCTGATGTTGAAAGATATCTGCGTGTGCATTGGTGGCCCACACAACAGGTAGGTAGATTTGATATCACAATCATAGGTGTCAATGCAGAAATGGATGCTAATAAACTCACAGAATCGCAATTGACAAGAGCAACCGTTTACTGTGCCCTGGGATATTACATATTCCCACTACTATCAAAATTTGAACCTGACATGGATGTTTTCCAAGTCAAGTATGATTACTACAAAAAAATGTACTCCGAAGAAATTGAAATGGTTATAAGAGACGGAGTTGAATATGATATTGATAGTTCGGGCGATATAACGGATGCTGAAAAGACTCCTCAAAGTTTCCTTCGCCTACAAAGGTAAGGAACGATGAGCAACAGAGAAGATTTCATACAGAATATTATAGAAGTAATCAAGGACATGAGAGATCCTAAACCAATCCTCGTAACACGAGAACCATTCGAGCCAACAAAATTAGCAATAACGCAATTTCCTGCGGTGCTGGTACAGTCAGGCAACGAAACCCGTGATGACAATTCAATGGGCGTGTTCAGGCAGGGATTGATTACTTACAGTATTAGAGGTTTTGTTCGTGGTCCTGAAACGGATCGCAAGAGAAACGATTTGATTGAAAGAATTGAGGAAACTCTTGATGCGGACAGAAAGAGAGGCACTAACAGATCTGATGTGACGACAAATGTGATAGAAGTCAATGTGGTGCCTAGGTTGGAACCATTGGGCGAAATAGAAATGCTCGTTCAAGTCAGATATAGATACCAAAAAGGAGTAAATTAGATGAGTAAATTTACAATACAAAAAGATGGTGTCACTCAGATTGTCAAAGAGAGATACCTAAAGAATTTTTTGGACAGAGGTTGGGAAATTAGTAACACAACAACTGATGTTCAAAAAGTATTCAGCAGGAAAGCAACGAAAGTTGAAGCCACTGCTGAAATCATAGAGGAGGATAATGCTCCTCAAGTAGAGGAGGATGATGCCTCTATGCTTAACCATAACCAAGGAGATGAGTAATGGCTACATACGAAGGATCTGCTGGACAGGTCAAAATAAAATCAGGTGCTGATACTCTCACAGCAGTGGCGAGTGTTAGATCCTGGAATCTAGATATTACCCGTGAAACGGTTGAAGATACCGTGATGGGTGATGGAAATAGAACTTACAAAAAAGGTCTACAGGACTATTCAGGTTCAATGGACATCGTGTTTGATAGTTCAGAGGATGCGGTGGTTTCTACTGCACTAACACCTGACACTGACGACGCAGTAACAGTTGAGTTCTATTCAGATGCAAATGATAATACAACCAAGTTCGAGGGTACAGTAATTGTGACTTCATATTCAATCACTGCAACCTACGATGGGTTGACTGAAGCAAGTGTCGCCTTTCAGGGGACAGGTGCTTTAACAACTAACAGCATCTAAGGACAATACATGGCGGTCTCTGTAACTGGTATTTCAGCAGTCATGAAAATGCTTGAGAAGGCAGTTCGTGATGAAATCCGTGAATTAACCTCAACCCTACAGGAAGAGATTAAGCAGAGAACGCCAATTGACACAGGCAGGGCAAGGCGAGGTTGGAGAAAACGCACACAGGGTGGAGTTTCCAATCGTGTGCCTTACATTGGAGCCCTTGAACAGGGACGATCCAGGCAGGCACCGTCAGGCTTTGTCAAACAATCCGTGACAGCAACAATTAACAGAAGGAAGACAAGATAATGACTGAAGAAATAAAAAAACCAAACATTCTCGAAAATGCAACCAAGCACTACAAGGCGCAGATTGCTGGAGAGATGAAGAGTTTTGATGTTCCTGAATGGGGCACAAAAATATATTTTAGGACTGTTCAAAATTTAAAATCTGAAACGCAGATAGTTGAATTGAGCAGGCAGGGAAAATCAACTGAGGCACTCGTGATGAGCATAATAAACAAGGCTAGGAACGAGGATGGCACACTGATGTTTAAGGTACACGACAAGAATACATTTATGAATGAAGTGGATCCAAAGATTATTCTTAGAGTGGCAAGCAAATTAAATGGTGATCCGTTGCCGGAGGTGAGTGAAGTAGTAAAAAACTAAGGGGAGATCCAGACACCCTTTTCCTAATGAGTGTGGCAAAGGAACTGGGTCTCACCGTAACAGAAGCAATGGACAAACTGTCCGATTTGGAATTGAGAATGTGGGCGGCATTTTTCACAATCCAAAGAGACGAACAAGAGAGGGCAATGAAACGCAATGGCAAACACGGCAGAAATAATCGTAAAGGTCGTTGACCAAAGCAGTGCAGGATTAAGCAAGGTTAATAACCAGGTTAATAAATTTAATCGAGGCATGCAACAGAGTAACAGTCTCAGTGGTACCTTGACTGGTTCAATACTTAGACTTGGTGCCACAATTGGTGCCGCATTCTCTGTCAAGGCAATCATAGATACGACTGCTAGGTTTGAGGACCTTAGGGACACACTGACTTCAGTTGAAGGATCAGCAGAAGGCGGTGCGGCGGCATTTGCCAAGATCCAAAACTTCGCAACCAAGACACAGTTTGGTGTTGAGGACCTTACCATTGCCTACATCAAACTAAAGACTGCTGGTATTGAACCCACAGAAGAACTGCTAACAACATTCACTGACACTGCGGCAGTGACAACGGACCAAGTGGGTTCATTGCAGGCAATCACGGACCTATTGGCAAGAACAACATCGGGTGGTTTGGGCCTAGAAGAATTAAACAGGCTAGCAGATAGAGGTGTTCCTGTATTTAAGATCCTGGAAGAAACTCTTGGATTGACAAGACTTGAAATATCTGAATTTGGTAAGACTGCTGAGGGTGCCAAACTAATCACGGATGCCTTAATTTCAGGATTGAATCAAAAGTTTGGTGGAGCAACACAACAGAGATTGGACAACCTTTCGGTGGCAATGTCAAACTTTGGTATTGCGGTTACCAATTCATTGGACATCCTTGGACAGGGCTTTTCACCACAACTGACTGATGTCACCAATAAACTGGGTGAGTTCATCGCAAGGAATGAGGATACCATTAGGGCAATAGGAGAGGGTCTGGGACAGGCTCTTTTATTTGTTGTTGATAATTTTGGATTGTTCGCAACTGCGATAGGAACCATTGCAGGTTTAGGATTCATCAAATACATTCAAAATTTAACTATTGCAATGAAGGCATTGATGATGTCAAATCCATTCACTGCAATAGCAACCGTAGCCACTGTTGCCGCCTATGCAATATATGACAATTGGGGTGGTATCAAGAAATGGTTTGGTGATCTATTCAATAGTTTAGAAATAGGTTGGCTTAAAGTTAAGAAGGGAATCTATTCAGCCTTGGATGCGGCACCGTTCGCAGACTTTTCAAAAGAAGTTGAAGAAACAGAAAACGCAATCAGTGACCTTGAAAAAGAAATCAAGGCTAATGCTGAAGCAACTGATGAAAACGCCAAATCAACAAAGAATGCTGACAAGGCCCTAAGTGATTTAGAAAAACAGATTGTTGCCAATACCAAGGACACTAAAAATCTTACTGGTAAAACTGAGGAACTTGGCGAAAAAACAGAAGATGTTAATGAAGAATCAGAAGACTATACCAAGACTGTTGAAAAATTAAGAAAGAGAAAAGAAGAACTTGAAAAGGCAACAGGAAAAGTAACCAAGGCTTATGAAAGTTATATTGAGACACTGGAAGATGAAAACAGACTTGCAAAATTAGGCAATGATGAAAGAGAAATACAGATTGCAATTACCAAAGGTTTAGAGGCGGCGGCTAAGGACCTTGATAAAACAGTTGAAAAATTAACTGACACCGAAAGAAGGCAGGTAGAGGAAAGGGTAAGAGGCCTAATTGAAGAAAATTTAGAAATTGAAAGAAACAAAAAGAAACAGGAAGAAACTGTTTCTGAACTTGAAAAATTATATGACGATTATCATAACACAATAATTGATTATAGAAATGATAATTTAACAAATGCAGAACAGTATGCGGCGGCAGTTGAAAAATTAGAAACTGATCTTGCAAATGGTTTGAAACTCACTGAGAAGGAAAAGGATGATTATCTAAGAGCCTTAAGAAGCAAATATGTTGAGGACTATACCAAGCAGGCAGAAGAATTTAGGGTAAGCCAATTAACAGAAACACAAAAATACTATGAAGAAAT